CCTTGCTCGGATCCTTTTGCCCTGTTATCTCGCGGATCCTCTGAACAAGGGTTTCTTTCATCGGTACGTCGGACATTTCCACAATAATATCGAGCATGGCCATAGCCAATTCGGGCGGTAGTTTTTCAAGCATCGATGTTAATTGCTCAAAGGCTGCCTGCCGCATATTGGCCGTAAAATTCTGGCTATCGATAACAAAATCGGCCTGGCTGGCCGTTATATCGTTTAGCATTTCGCCGGTTTCCGGATCCTCAAAATTCAGATCGACAAAATCCCACTGGTTCGGTGCGCCCTGGATCCGGATTGTTTTTTCCTCGGTGTAAAATTGTTCGACCAGGGATAGCTTTAGCTCGCCTATCAGCTGAAAGGCCAGGCGGAGATTGTCAAACATGGTCATGGTTAAGGTTGTGCCGAGCTCCTGGCGGGCCGTAATCGCCTTGCCGGATACCGCGTTTGTTTGCCTGCCCATCATTTCATCATTAACGCCGCCGGTTCGCTCAATATATTCGGCGTCCTGGTTCATAAGCATAACGTGTTCATTTGCCAGCTGCGTATCACTGCTAAAATCAAAACGGGTGCCTGGCTTTACTCGGATAAGGCCGTCGGGTCGGTCCACTTCGGCCTTAATATCATCCCAATCATCGGTTGCGTTTTCATCTGCTACCACCTGGCGCGTGTTCAAAATATGCAGGGCCTTTGATCGGCGCTTGTTTAGATCTTCCTGGGGATCGCGCAGCTGGCGGATCATGCCATAAGGTGAGTTATCAACCTTTTTGCGGTTTGCCCAAATAGGCACAAAGGGAAATCGGTTGTGATTGTAAGGCGTCGGGCCGTCGTGTAGGATCCCGCGGCTACAAAATATCATTACGCGGATCCCCATTCGAATAGCATCTACTGTGCTGGCCAATCCCTCGTTTACCATCATGGCGTGATCTTCATTTTTCTCGTCGTACACTACGCCGTTAAGGGTGCCTATCCGCCGGCTGCCATCCTTTAAGACTTTGCCGCGCATCGGTTCTTTATACCAGGCCTCGATTAATCGGACTCGGTTGCGTGACCAGGTTGTTATGCCGGTATCGCCGGATAGTTCCAGCGCGAATCCGGCCTCGCCCTCGACCGGATCAACGTCGATCTGTTGATCTTCTTCCTGCCAATATAAATCATCCTTTTGCACTGCCAGCTTGACAATGCCCAGGCGGTCCGGAAACATCGAGGCCGCTACATCGAAATCCACCCACTTAGATCTGAAAAGGTATCGAGCATCCGAGTAATCGGGTTCTAAATGCAGGGTATCCCACCAAATATTACGCCAATCTTCCCACCTTACAAATACCGGTTCGTCCTCAACGTCGGATTTAACGCCGGCCTCTAACCATCCCAGGCCGGATTTTACGCTATCCTCAAAGGCCCTCGATCGGTGGAATTGTTCTTTCGAAACGTCGGAAACATATTTTAGGATCTTGGTTTTCGTTTCCGCCAGGGGCCTATCCTCTTTGCCCCTGGGCAGTACCATGTAATCAATCCTGGTGCGTTTCTCGGTGCCTATCACCCAATCACAAGTGGGCTTGATCTGATTAAAGACGGTGGCCTTTTGGCCGCGCTGCTTTAATTCGTTGCGATCATCTTCCTCCCATTGATCCCCATCATAAAACTTGTGATCTTTCATCTGCTCTATTCTAAAATCACCCTGCAGCTGGCGCTCGCGTTTGTACCAGCCATTAAGGCGCCGGTACCTGGTTAGCGTTACCTCGTCAAAATCGTAAGGGTGTTTAGATTGATCGCGTGTTTCCTCATCGGTAAAACCGGCGAGTGCCAGTTCTTCCTGTTGGCTCAATCCCTGGTTGTAACCATAATCCGGATCATTAAATCGATCCGGTTCAGCCGCTGGTGTATTGGATATATCCGGCATTGGTATCCTCGCTTATTTCATGGTCAAAAGGTGTGCCGTCAATTTTGACAATGGCCGAGGCCACCGCCTTTTTTTCGGGTGCAAGGGGTGGCATCTTAATTAGATCGTCAATCCTCGATTGAATCACGGCCGCAATATCTGCCATTTTCTTTATAGTTAGCTCTCCGAGGTCAAAACGCTCGATAATGGCCTGGCTTATCCGCCTCATGTGCTGTTCGAAAGTCGCGTTATGATCCTCTGAATACTCGTAAAGCTGGTTCATGCCTATTAAAAACCGTTTTCCTTTGTTGCTGGTCCGCTCGACTTTAGGCGCCAGGCATATAACCGGCTGCCGATCAAAATAGCCTAATTCGCTGCGTATCTCTGCCATTGTCTGAATCTCCTATTCAGATATGACGGTAACTTTCAATCCAAACGGTACGCCCATAGCCAGCTTAATTGCTACCTCGTTGCTGTTGGGTGAAAAATTGCCGTCGTTATCGGTTAGCACCACCACAAAATAAATCCACTTGCCGGAGTCCGCCGGCTGCAGCTGGTACACAAAGGGGCTGGATCCGGCGCCGATCTCGGTATAGGGCCCGCCGGCGGAGCTCGCACTAAAAACCTTTTGCGTGGCTATATCGGTATCGGCCGGATCTGTTGACCAGGTTAGAGTTACCGCCTTTGCCTGGTTGTCATAGGTGCCGGCCAGGTCGGCCACCGCGGCCGGTGGCTTAAAATCTATAATGGTCGGTGCGCCCTCTTGATATTCTGATGGATCGCTGGAAAGGCCCTCGGTATCAATCGCCGTCATTTTAAACCAGGTGGACGTTTCGGCGCCGTCGGGCACCGTAATTGTAAAGGTGGCATCATACCAGCTGGCCGGCGTTCCATCGTAAACAATATCGCCCTGCAGGGCCCACTGGTCAAAAGGCAGGCCAGGATCCAGTGACATAAATAATTCCCACTTGGCCAGGTCCGGTAAATCCTCGGCGTTCTGCTGCCATTCAAAAGTTAATTGCCGCTCGCCGGCCAGGGCCAGGCCAGCTGCCAGGGTTAAGACCGATACGAAAATCAAAATCCTTTTTAACATGGTGTATCCTCCTATACGCTCATGGCGGTCCGGCGTCGGCGTTTCCACTTGTCGGATCCGCGTTTTTTGGTTTTATTGCCCACCAGGCGGACCATGACATATTGAAAGGCATCGGCTATATGGCTAAATCGGTTCTTTTCCGGATCGTCAAAATATTCGCCGGTGTTGGCAATCTCTTTGTAATGGTATCCGCCTAAAAATCCATTTAATAGCCTAATACATCGAGGATCGATCAAGCATCCATCGATACGCGCCAGGATACCATCGACGGCCTGCGTTCTGGCCGTAAAGTTTTGCTCGGAGCTCTCGACGTTTACGCCCTCATCTGCCATTAGTAAGGCGTTGCTGGTAAATCCGCCCTCTTTCTTGCTAAACTTGGTGGCGCCGGCCGGATCTCCCCAATCCTGCCACTCGGCATTAGGGAATAGCTTATTGCACTCGCCCACCACCCACTTAGTAAAATCAACGATGCCCATCTTATCGTGACAAAATTCTTTTAAAACCTGGTAGCGCATAGGCGAGGGATTATAAACAACAAGGCAGGCCGGCACGTTGCCGGAATTATCCCACCCGCGATACAGGGTGCCTGGTCCGGACCATATCAAGGGCGCCTGGGCCTGGTGGATAGCGCGTCGGAAATTGTAATAAACCAGCTTGCCCTTGACCAGGACGCCAGGCCGGCCGTCAACATACATTTCGATCCAATCCGGCGTTTCTCGATAGTCCATCATTAGATCGTTGTAATAGCCTGGCCTTAAATACTTCTCGTTTTCCCTGGGTGGCTGCCAAAATCCCTCATGGTTGGCCAGTGGTTCAATTTCCGGCACCGGTCCAGGCACTTCGGTTTGCCAGGCAAATTGATGATAGGTGGGCATTTCTACGTCGGGCGGGTTGGTGGTTTCGATCCCAAAACGAGGCAGGGGGAATGTTTCGTTTCCATCGATGATCCATTCGGGCGGTATATCGCCAAACTTTTCTTTATACCAGGCGAGGGCCTTTTTCATTTTAGGAAATCGGCCGATCCTGTTTTTAAGCATCCTCTTAATTTCGTCGGCCACTTCGATTGACTCATCGATCCAATAGCCTGTAACTTCCAGACTCTTAAACTTCTTAACGTCCTGGGCGCGATCGCATGATCGAAATAAGAGGGTTACGGTGGGGCCGTTGGGGTGCTTTATGGTGTACTTTTGTTCCTGCTTTAGAAATGATCCCCAGGGGAACCACTCAAAAATGGTGGCCTGGGTGGTATCTCGGAGCTCGGCATAGGTATTGCGGACAACAACAAATTTGCACTCTTTGATATTGTAATGGTTGTAAAGATGCCAGGGTATTAGGTGGCATACTTCCCAGGTGGCGCCGGTTGTCTTTCCGGATCCGACCGGACCGACAATAGCGCGTAAGGGGGCGCCGGACTTGTGGAATAACCTTAGTGTCGGTATCGCGTCATAAGTAACGCTTTCCTCGCCGGCCTGTTGCGGTATCGCGTTTGACAATTCAATCTCCGCATAGTGGCTTATCCTCTCCTTTTGCTGGCCGGCTATCCTTGCCGGATCAATTTATTAAATGGGATCCACTGTTCATGGATCGTTACAAAATCCTTACCATCGATATTGACCGATACCTTTTTGACGGTGGATCCAACTTGATACAATTCCTGCCAGGGCCCCAGGCCATCCCCAGGGCTATGAATAATAGAAACGCCCTCATACCTACCCAGGGCGCCAGTGAAAAGCGGATTAGTGCCGGCCGCTGCCGGCGCCTTTTGCGCTGCAGCTGGTACCATCGAGGACGGTACCGCGGCCGCCAGGACCGCCAGGCCTGCAAATTGTAAAAACTTGCGCCTGGATATTTTCAAGCGATTTTCAAGCATTTGTCTAAAATAAGGCTATTTGGGTGAAATTGCACAAAAAACGGCCTCGCCATTTGCGCGAGATTGGACGATCGGCAAAGGCCGAGGGGTAGGAGTACCAGGGAATTAGGCACTTTTTAGCCTGGCCATGCCGGCATCGACCGGCTTTTCTAAATCGCCAACAATGATATAAGTAATTTTTTCTGCTCCGGATCCGGACTCATCGATATTAAAAGCCTGGCGCTGCAGGGGTACTATCTTATCGATAACGTGCGCCGCGGTCCGCAAAAGATTGTTTCTTTCTTTGAGCGCCAGGCTGGCCGCCATGACAGTTACCTTTTTCACTCGATCACCGCTTGCTAATTTGGCCATGATGCCCTGCGAGTGGGTCAAATCCTGCAGGGTTACATCTACCTGTTGCAAGATTTTAGTAAATAAAACCTTGTGGCCGCCTATCACTCCTGCGCCGAGCTCGCCATATTTGTCAATCGCCTCAGTGTAGTTATCAGCTGTAACCTCTTGCTGTAACTCCGCCTCGATACTTTTCTTTTTTACCGAGGCGCGTACATCGTCGGCCAGGTTTCGGGCCCATCCGTTCTTGTCGGCCTGCTTCATAATGGCCTGGCGGGTGGGGCCGTAAGTGCGCGAAATTGCAGCGACACTAAGCTGGCCTAAAATATACTCCTGCTTAATTTCGTGCCACACTTCGACCGGATAACCGTTGCCATTACCGTTGCCGTTTTTGTGACCTTTTGACATTTCGATTATGCCTTAACAAGGTTCGGGCCAGTTGAAGCTGTAACCGATATTCGGTCTGCTTTCTAACTGGCAATATGTTAAACGGTAGCATATAAGGATTTAATTTGGCAACTAATTCCTGTTTTATTATCCCTTGCGCGATCATATCTTGGACGGTTACGGCCGAAAAGGCCTGTAACTCCCGCGGTTTTAGACCGGTTTTTTCATAAATTTGGGCCATTTGCATTTCAAAAATGGCTCGCAATTCTGGTTCCACCTTGTCAAAAGGTGCCAGGGGTGTAACCGGATCGAGCGCCGCCCTGTAACACTGGATCGCAGCATAGATAATTACGTTCATTTCCTCGGCCGTCAATACTTTATCCTCTGCCATTGGTTTAATTCCTCTGCCCAGGGGCGCCATTGGCCCCTGGGCGCTGCCTGTTATTTCGTTGGGGGTTATTCGGTGCCGCCGCTAAACTCCTTATCCCAGGCCGCCCTGGCGGTTTTGGTGCGTAATTCCTCATCGGTGGCCATAGCCTCTAACTCCGCCTCGGTTTTACCCTCGGTGGTTTTCTCGTATAGCCTTATACCAGCCTCTAAAAACGATAATAAAATGGTTAATTCTGCTGCTCCCA